GCGTAAGACGCCTAATGAGCTAAAGAAGCTTATGGCGGGCGGCTTCTACCGCGACGTGGAACTTGGTGACCCCGTCGATACGTTCGACGAAGTCGAGAAGAAAATTGCGGAGAAGATGGGCTTCCGCGCCTCCTCTGATGACCGCTTCAAGCTCCTTGAGATGCACGTCGATGTGGACCTGCCGGGGCATGAAGACAAGGACGAGAAGGGTGAGAAGACAGGCATCGCACTGCCCTACGTCATCACTATCGAAAAGAACACCCAGACCGTCCTAGCCATCCGCCGCAACTGGCATCCAGAAGATGATACCCGACAGAAGCGCAATCACTTCGTACATTATTCATATATCCCGGGCTTCGGCTTCTACGCTTTCGGCCTTATCCACCTCATCGGTGCTTTTGCAAAGTCTGGCACCAGTATTATCCGGCAGCTTGTTGATGCTGGCACTCTCTCTAACCTGCCCGGTGGCTTCAAAACTAGGGGTCTGCGCGTCAAGGGCGATGACACGCCTATCGCGCCAGCGGAGTTCCGGGACGTAGACGTTTCCTCGGGCACCATCAAAGACAACATCATGACGCTCCCCTACAAGGAGCCGTCGCAGGTCCTGTACACCCTGCTGGGTACCATCGTTGAGGAAGGCCGTCGCTTCGCTGGTGCGGCTGATTTGAAGATCAGCGATATGTCTGCCAACAGCCCGGTGGGCACGACGCTGGCTATTCTGGAAAGAACCCTAAAGGTGATGTCGGCTGTGCAGGCCCGCATCCACTATGCCATGAAGCAGGAGTTCGTTCTCCTGCGCGACATCATCCGCGACTACACCCCGGAAGAGTATAACTACGAGCCGGAAGAGGGCACGCCTCGGGCCAAGAAGAGTGACTACGACCTCGTCACGGTTATCCCGGTGTCCGACCCGAACGCTGCCACCATGGCGCAGAAGGTCGTGCAGTATCAGGCGGTGATGCAGTTGGCGCAGGGTGCGCCGCAGTTGTACGACCTGCCTTACCTGCACCGGCAGATGCTCGAAGTGCTGGGCATCCAGAACGCTGAGAAGCTCGTTAAGCTGGATGAGGACCAGAAACCCATGGACCCGGTCAGCGAGAACATGGCGATCCTGAACGGCAAGCCCGTTAAGGCGTTTATGTATCAGGACCATCAGGCTCACATCACGGTGCACATGGCGGCGATGCAGGACCCCAAGATTGCACAGATCGTCGGTCAGAACCCGCAGGCGCAGTCCATCATGGCTGCCGCCATGGCTCACATTCAGGAGCATCTGGCGTTCGAGTACCGCAAGCAGATCGAAGAGCAGGCTGGCGTGCCTTACCCGGAACCCGACGCTCCGATGGACGAGCAGACCGAGGTGCAGGTGTCTCGTCTGGCTGCCGCTGCCGCCCAGCAGTTGCTCCAGAAGAACCAAGCCGAAGCTGCGCAGCAGAAAGCCCAGCAGATGCAGCAGGACCCCCTTGTGCAGATGCAGCAGCAGGAGCTTCAGATCAAGCAGCAGGAGCTTCAGATCAAAGAGAAGAAACTTCTGGTCGATGGTGCCACCGCCAAGGACAAGCTGGAAATCGAGCGCGAGCGCATCGCCGCGCAAGAACGCATCGCCGGTATGAACGTCGGCGCAAAGGTCGCTACAGACAGGGCCAATCTCTCCGCCAAGCAGCAGGAGGCCGGTCTTCGTATGGGCGTCGATATCGCTAGGGAGCTATCGCAGGAAGGTAGGGCCAAGGCGCAAGAGGGCAAGAAGAAGGAGAGTGAATGAGTAACGACGTACTGAAGTACATCGCAGACAAGCTACAGGAAGAACGTATCCGTCTTTCTGAAGACATGTCTTTGGGCAAGGCCAAGGATTTTGGAGACTACAAGTACGCCTGCGGAATAATCCGGGGCCTACTCCTTGCGAACAACATGGTAATTGAAACCGCAGAAAGGTTGGAAAGCTCAAATGACTGAACTTCTCGTCGGCTCAAACCCCGACAATTTGGAAGACACTACCGTACTACCTGATACCCCTGAGCAGAAAGCGAAGCAGCTACCGGACCCGTCTGGGTATCGTATTCTGTGCGCCATCCCTGAGATCGACAAGAAGTTCGATAGCGGCATCCTCAAGGCCGACATCACGATCCACCACGAGGAGCTTCTGACCACGGTCCTCTTCGTTATGAAGCTGGGTCCCGATTGTTACAAAGATGTAACCCGTTTCCCCAGTGGCCCTTGGTGCAAGGAGGGCGACTTCGTCCTTGTGCGTCCGCATGCGGGTACCCGGGTGAAAATCCACGGGCGCGAGTTCAGGATCATTAACGACGACTCCGTGGAGGGTGTTGTTCAGGACCCTCGCGGTATTTCCAGAGCCTAGGAGGCACAAGTGGTTGATAACGTTAAAGAAAAAGACGATTTTGAGTTTGAGGTCGAGAAGGAAGCCCCGGCACCTGCTAAGGCAGCGAAGCCTGAGGTCGATATCGAGGTAGAGGACGACACTCCCCCGGAAGACCGGGGTAAGGCCCCCATGCCCAAGGCTCTGGTCGAGGAGCTAGAGAAGGACGACCTCGAAGAGTACTCCGAGAAGGTCAAGACCCGTCTGAAGCAGATGAAGAAGGTCTGGCACGACGAGCGCCGGGAGAAGGAGGCCGCACTGCGTGAGCAGCAGGAGGCCATCAGCCTTGCCCGTCGGATCATGGAGGAGAATAACCGGCTTAAGTCCACGCTTTCGCGGGGCGAGCAGATGCTGGTCGATACCTCCAAAAACTCAGCAGAAATGGAACTTGCGGCTGCCAAGCGTGCTTATAAGGAAGCATACGAAGCCGGGGACTCGGACAAGGTTGTTGAGGCTCAGGAGAAGCTGACCGAGGCTAACTATAAGCTCCAGCAGCTGAAAACATATAAGCCTACTTTACAAACCCCAGAACCCGAAGTAGAAATACCTCAGACGGTGCAACAGGCTCCCGTCCTCGATGCTAAGACCCGTGCGTGGCAAGAGCGCAATACGTGGTGGGGCACCGATGATGAGATGACCGCCTCAGCTTTGGGGTTGCACCAAAAGCTTATTAGGCAGCACGGCGACAAATTCGTCGGGACTGATGATTACTGGCAGGCCGTAGACGAAACTATGCGCCGCCGATTCCCCGAGTACTTCGGGGAGCAGGAACATCCGGCTGACGGGGGCGGCAGGCCCGTTACGCGCACCGAAACAAAGCCAGCCACAGTAGTTGCCCCGGCCTCTCGCAGTACGTCCTCCAAAAAGATCGTACTGAAGCAATCGCAGGTTCTTCTTGCGAAGAAACTTGGTTTAACCCCCGAGCAGTATGCCCGGGAAATGAGAAAGTTGGAGAACTAAAATGGTTGAGACTAGACTTGCACGCGAACTTGAGACCCGTACCCATTCCGAGCGTCCGAAAATGTGGCAACCGGCTTCGGCCCTGCCAGAACCGGACAAGCAGCCCGGCTTTGCGTACCGGTGGATTCGTGTTTCGAACCTGAATGTAGCCGACCCCAGCAACGTTTCTGCGAAACTGCGCGAAGGTTGGGAGCCAGTTAGGTCCGAAGAACAGCCCAAGTTCAAAATGATGGTCGATCCCAATAGTCGTTTTAAGGACAACATTGAGGTCGGCGGGTTGTTGCTCTGCAAGATGCCTGAGGAGTTCGTGGCTCAGCGTACTGATTATTACGCTAAGAAGAACCGGGACCAAATCGACTCTGTGGACAATAACTTTATGCGCGAGAATAACCCGAAGATGCCCCTCTTTAGCGAGAGAAAGTCTTCGGCTTCGTTTGGTAAAGGCAAATAAACTAGGAGCTAAAAATGGCATATCCTTCCGTTACAGCCCCGTATGGGCTGATCCCGATCAATCTGATCGGCGGGCAGGTTTTTGCTAGTGCGACTCGTCAGATTCCGATTGCTTCCAACTCCGCGACGGCCATCTATTATGGTGACGTTGTGAAGCTGGCGGACACCGGCCTTCTGGTCAAGGACACTGGCACTGACGCTGCTACTCCTGTCGGCGTTCTGCTTGGCGTGTCCTACACGGACCCGGTCTATGGCAAGACGTTCCGCCAGTACTACCCGGGCAACGTCAACGCCTCGGACATCGTTGCCTACGTGCAGGATGACCCCGATGCGCTGTTCAAGGTTGCGGTGGTTTCCACCGGTACCACGATTGGCTACGTCAATCGTACTGCTGTTGGTAACAATGCGCAGCTGGTCCAGAATAGTGGTTCTACCATCACCGGTAACTCGGGTGTGGCGATCCTTGCTACGACTGCGACTACAAATACTTATCCCATTCGCGTCATCGACGTGGTGCCGGAAACCGCTATCGCGGGCTATCCCGGTTCCTATACCGAGGTGGTCGTGAAGTGGAATGAGCCCACAACCGGTGCTGTTGGTGGTCATCAGTATCGTCAGGCCACTGGCGTCTAAGGAGAACAAGTAAATGGCTATTTCACGCGCACAACTCCTTAAGGAGCTTCTGCCCGGCCTGAACGCTCTGTTTGGTCTGGAATATGCTCGCTATGGCGAAGAGCATAAGGAAATCTTTGAGACGGAAACTTCTGAACGTTCGTTTGAAGAAGAAACCAAGCTGTCGGGCTTCTCGGCTGCTCCGGTTAAGAACGAAGGTTCCGCCATTGCGTATGACAATGCGCAGGAAGTTTTCACCGCCCGCTATAACCACGAGACGATTGCTCTTGGTTTCTCGCTGACGGAAGAGGCCATCGAGGACAACCTCTATGACTCCCTGTCTTCGCGTTACACCAAGGCTCTGGCTCGTGCCATGGCGTATACCAAGCAGACCAAGGCTGCTGCGGTTCTGAACAACGGCTTTAGCTCGTCCTATCCGGGCGGCGACGGTCAGCCTCTGTTCAGCGCCTCTCACCCGCTGGTCTCTGGTGGTACCAACTCCAACATCCCGGTCACTGCTGCCGATCTGAACGAGACTTCGCTCGAAGCCGCCGTTATTCAGATCGCTGGTTGGACGGATGAACGTGGCCTGCTGATTGCGGCGAAGCCGCGTAAGCTGGTGGTGCCGCCTAGCCTGATGTTCGTTGCGACTCGCCTGCTGGAGACGGAACTCCGTACCAGCACCGCCGATAACGACATCAACGCTCTGAAGAGCAACGGTTCGATCCCGGAAGGTTACACTGTTAACCACTTCCTGACCGACTCCGATGCTTGGTTCCTGACGACGGATGTTCCGAACGGTCTGAAGCACTTTGTCCGTACCCCGCTGGCTAACAGCATGGACGGCGACTTCGACACCGGCAACGTTCGTTACAAGGCCCGCGAGCGTTATTCGTTCGGCTGGTCCGACCCGCTGGGCATGTACGGCTCGCAGGGTGCCTAAGTAAGATTAGAGGGAAGGGGCTAAAACCCCTTCCCTTTTTTCTAATAGGCTGTATTGTGTGTTTTCTAGGGTTTTTTACCCGTACCGACTGTCCTAGCAGACGTAGTAGAGACGGTATGGGGATGTGCTACTACACGGAGAATTTCCATGGCTATTACGACTTTTCAGGGCCCCGTCCGTTCGCTGAACGGCTTCTATACGCAGGGTCCCGGCAGCATCATTAACCTGCCCGACGCTACGAATACCATTACGCTGGATGTCCCCACCTATGCTGGGCGCATTATCCGCACCAACGATGCTACGCTGGTCATCACCCTGCCGTCGCTCAATGCCACGGCGGACCCGGTTTCGGCTGGCCCCGGCAGCGACCCGAACACCCTGAACAACATGGGTGCCAGCTTTACCTTTGTGCTGGAAACCGCTGCGACCTCCTTCAAGATCATCACTGCTGCTTCGCAGTATCTGATGGGTTCGATCTCGGTTATCGACGTGGACTCCTCGGGTGCGGTGGCTGGCTACGCTGCCAACAGCGCGGCTACTCGTTCGATCAACTTTAACGGCTCCACGCAGGGCGGCGCTATCGGTACTTGGGTTACGGTTACGGCGCTGAACTCCACGATGTGGTACGTTACTGGCGTTTCGATCCTGACCACTGGTACTCCCGCTACGCCGTTCGCTGCCTCGTAATAGGAGGCCAATATGGCTATGCAATATGATGTCAAGGCAACTAAGCCTTTGACTAGTACTGGGGATTTCAAGGACCAGAATAACAGCACTGTCTACCGGTCTCGCATTAAGGGCATCTACGCCGTGTGCGGTACCAGCGCTGGCAGTGTTGTTATTACGAATACTGCGACTGGGGAAACGCTTCTCACGGTTAACACCCCTGCGGTGGCTAACGTGGGTTCAATCTATATGCTGGTCCCCGGTGAAGGTATCCTTGTAGAAACCAGTCTGTACGGGACTGTGACTAACACAGCCTCTATTGTCGTGTTCTACGGGTGATGCTGTGGCAGCGACCAAGGGTTATGAACTAGCGGGAAGGCGGCTCTTCATCGCCCTGCCAGCCTATGACTTCAAGGTTTCCTTGAAGCTGGCAGTGTCGTTGGCGAGCTTTGCTCAGTCTGCTGGTCAGCACGGTATCAGCATCCAGATCGGCAGTATTTGCGGTTGTTCGGTGGTTTCCCGGGCGCGTAATCTACTTGCCAAAGACATGCTGGAATCCGACTGCACCGACCTTATCTTCATCGACAGCGATATTAACTTCGAACCAGACGACGTTTTCCGGCTTCTGGCTTGGGCTTCCGACCCCAAGAAGGGTATTGTCGCTGGGGTACCGCGCACCCGTAACGAGACCGCGACCTACATCACCGACCTCGACTACGACGGAAACGGCGAATTGACCATGAATGGCATGGGCTTAGTTCGTGCGAAGCGCGTGGCGACTGCCTTCATGATGGTCCGCCGCGAGGTGTTCGAGGTGCTGACTACCAGACACCCGGAGTGGGAGTACTACGACACACGTTCCGGTAAGAAATTAAGCGCTGTCTTCGACTTCAAGGTTATGCCGGAAGGCTACATGGGAGAGGACTTCCTCTTCTGTGACCGTGCCCGTGACGAAGGCTTCGAGGTCTGGATCGACCCCACCATCAAGCTCGGCCACATGGGCGTGCAGGAGTACAAGGGCGACTTTGGCCGCGATATCCTCTATCCGATGATTGTGCCTACTCAAAAGGTGTCAAATGGCTAAGAAAATTAAACGTATGGCTGACGGCGGTTCCACGGATTCCGCTAGCAGTGGTAGCAAACTAAACCCCGTAGACATCCTGCTTGGTGGGCTCACACGGCCTATTTGGGAAACTCTGAGTAATAGTAATTCGGGTGTTCCCGGGCTTATTAAACGCTTGGGCCAGAAAGACGAAGACGAAAAAAAGGCGAGCACCCCCGGTGCTGCTGTTCGCCCTACTATGCGCAAAGGCGGTTCCGTTAAGTCCTCCGCCTCCAAGCGTGGTGATGGTTGCGCCCAGCGGGGCAAAACTAGGGGGAAAATGCGCTAATGCCTAAAACCCCGGCGTGGACGCGCAAGGAAGGCAAGAACCCCAAGGGCGGTCTGAACGCCAAGGGGCGCGCCTCCTATAACGCCGCCAACCCCGGTAAGCCCGGTCTGAAGCGTCCCCAGCCGGAAGGTGGTGCACGCCGGGATTCATTTTGCGCCCGGATGAAG